CGCTGGCGGCAAAAAAGGCAGCGGCGGCCACGGCCAAGATCGAGGCGCAGATGTCGCCCGAGGCCAAAGAGGCCGGGCTTTCCACAGTTTGGCAGCATTCGCCAGCCGAGATGGCCAATATCGGCCAAAAATACGAGGGCGTGAAAATCGTAGATGGTGTGCCGGTCCATACGCTCGTTAATGGGGCCGGCGACAAGATCTATTTTACGGTCAAGAAAGATAACGTAGTCGATCTTAGCTCTTGGACACTTGACTCCCCACAAAAAGCCGCAGCGATGGCTATCGCCAAAAAAGCCGCGGCGGCACCTGCACCCAGCAAGCCAACGGCCAAGCCGGCGACCCAGACAAAAACCAAGCCAACGCCCGAAGAGAAAAAGCTTACCGCGATCCAGGCCAAGATGAGTGAGCAGGCCGTCAACGCCGGGCTGCAGGTCAAGCCGGAATCGCTGCATGCCGTTTACGACGGCATCCCTGTGCACGTCAAAGAACCGACAACCCCGTATGGCAGCAAGAAGTACCAGGTCTTTGACAAAAACGGTCAATTGATCGCCAGTGAATACGGACCAAAAGAGGCGGCCAAATACGCTAAGCAACAGATCACCGGGGTCGAAGGTAGCAATCTGCCCAAGACCGGCACCGCAGCGGCAAAGTCCAAGACGCTGAACAAGGCGCCAAAGGCAGAGAAGGAGTTTGACGCCGAGCCGGCGGCACCGTCCAATCCCAACGTCAAGACCATCTCAGCCGCCGAAATCGCCAGCATCAAGGCACCACCCAAGCAGGCTGGTGAAGCTCAAAACTGGCAGACAGGGCAGGTTCAGATCACGACGAAAGCCGGCAAAAAGGAATCTCTGGAAGGCTATGTCAACACCGAGGCCGGCTATGCGGTCACCCAAAATGCCAAGACCGGCAAATACCACCTGGTCGATACCGCCACCGGGCAGACGGTCTCTATACACGCGAAACAGACCGACGCATTCTCAGATGGCGAGAGCCGGTTTCAATCCAAACAGCCCGAAGCCGGCGGCACCCTGCAACATTACCAGAACAAAGAATTCAGCGTCGCCAAAGATTATCAGCCGCCAAATGGCTATGAGGCATGGTCATCTAAGGATGGCAGCGTTTATAGCACCGGTATTCCAAAAATGATGAATGACTATGACGACGTTGCCAACAACATAACTTCTGCGCAGAAAACCGCCCTCGCTGGCTATCAGGACGGCGAGTATCAAACTATCAACGGGCACCTCTGGAAGCAACCGGCCAGCGCCAAACCGGGCTCTAATACCATTGCCAACATGGACGCGATCATGGCAAAGTCGGCAACTAAGCGGGACTTGATTGCTGTGCGCGCCGAATCGTCAGGACACCCGCTGTCACAAATGGTCAATAAACTCAGCGTCGGCGATGTTTACCACGCTAAAGGTTTTGACTCGGCCATGATTGCCACCGATAATTCATGGGGCAGCGCTGCAAAGGTCATCTACCGGGTGCCAAAGGGCACGCCATCGGTCTACGTGGATGCCGTCACACACAGCGGGATAGGCGAGCACGAGCTATTGTTTGATCGCAATCTCGCCTGGAAGGTTATCGGTAAACATACCTATGGGAGCCAAACGGTCATCGAGGTCGAATTCCTCGGAAAGGTTGTGCCATGATTGCAAAATCTAAGACGCCCAAGCCGTTGACCAAACGGCAAAAAACGAAGATCGACATCGATCTCGCCAAAACAGGCGGCAAGCCGTGGGATACCTACAAACCCGGCACGCCCGAGTACGACGCGTTTATGAAAAAGATCAAGCGGACCGGCAAGTGATCGCCCAACCGATCGCCATCGACCTGCTGCGGCCACATCCGCATAATTACAACCGTCACAAACCGGAACAGGTCACCAACTTGCGCGTGTCCCTGCGGCGCTTCGGACAGGTGCGCTCTATCGTCGTGCAGGACGACGGCGCCGGGCGCTACCTGATCGTCGCCGGCCACGGTGTCGTCGAGGCGGCCCGCGCCGAACGCCTGCCCGAGCTGACGGCCAACGTCATCCCGGCCGACTGGTCCGCAGCCAAGGTCGAGGCGTACCTCGCCGCGGACAACGAGCTGGCCCGCCAGGGCGATCCCGACGAAGATCAACTGGCGGCGCTCGTCGCCCGGGTGCAGGCCGAGGATCCCGAGCTGGCCATGCTGGCGGCGGGGTCGGACGCCCGGCTGAAGGAGCTGCTGGCCTCGCTGATGGCGCCGGCCGAGGGCGACGACCCCGGCGACCTGTCGGATCGCAAGGACGAGCTGCAGGCCAAGTGGGGCACCGCCGCGGGGCAAATCTGGGTGCTGGGCCAGCACCGCCTGGTGTGCGGCGACTGCGGGGATCCGCTGGTCGTCGCCGAGGCGCTGCAGGGCCGCACGCCGACAATGGTCGTCAGCGACCCACCCTACGGGGTCGAGTACGATCCCGCCTGGCGCCGGGAGGCCGGCGTCAACAAGAACGAGGCGCGCCTGGGCAAAGTCGAGAACGACGACCGGGTCGACTGGTCGGCGCAGTTGGCAGCCTACGGGGCGCCGGTGATGTACGTATGGCACGCCGGCAAGTTCGCCGGCGAGGTGATCGAAGGGCTGAACCGGCAGGGCTACGAGCAGGTGTCCCACATCGTATGGGTCAAGGACCGTTTTGCGCTTTCCCGGGGCGACTATCACTGGCAGCACGAGCCTTGCTGGTACGTGGTCAAAAAGGGCCACGGGCACAACTGGCAGGGCGCCCGCGACCAGTCCACCGTGTGGGCGATCCCCCGGGTGGATCACGGCGAAGAGGGCTTTGGCCACGGCACGCAGAAGCCGGTCGAGTGCATGGAACGCCCGATCCGCAACAACTCGCAGCGGGGCGACCTGATCGTCGACCCGTTCGTCGGGTCCGGCACGACGCTGATCGCAGCCGAACGGGCCGGCCGCATCTGTGCGGCGGTCGATATCGATCCGGGCTATGCGGCGGCGACGCTGGAGCGCTGGCACTTGCTGACCGGCCGCACGCCGATAATGGAGAACGAAGATGGGCAGGGGACGACCACCACTACTGACGTATGAGATTCAGAAAACCATCTGCGACAATCTGGTGATGCAGATGACCCAGGAGGATGCCTGCACGCTGGCCGGCGTGCCACCGGGCACCTTTTACGACTGGAAACATACGGGCAACGAGGAACGCCAGCGCCGGCAATCTGGTCTCAAACCACGAGAAAAACTGCAAATCTATGTCGAATTTGCAGAGGCCATAGAAAAGGCGCGGGCACAGGGCAAGCGGGCGCTGATCGGGCGCATCGTCAAAGCCTCGGAAACAACCTGGCAGGCGGCGGCCTGGACGCTGGAGCGGCGCTACCCGCGGGAGTTCGGGCAGCGGGTTTTCGTAGAGAAAGAAGTCGCACGCGAGTTGGAGAATGCTCTCGACATCATCAAAGAAACGGTTGGGGAGGCCTCCTTTACGGCCATACTCGCTGCGCTATCTGCCGCAGATAGCCAGGAACCGGCTGGCGACTGAGCAGTGGACGGCCGAGGTCGCGGCGGCTGCGGAGGCGGGGCCGGTTATCGACGCTTACGAGCAGTTTCAGGCGCAGTACCGGCTCGACCCGCTGGGCTTCGTGCGGGAGTGTATCTGGTGGCCCGACGGCGATGGGCCGGCGCCCTACCAGGCCGAGATCATGGGGCAGGTCATCCCGAAAAAGCGCGTCTGCGTGCGGGGGCCGCACGGCCTCGGCAAAACGGCTCTGGCGGCCTGGCTGATCCTGTGGTTTGCGCTGGTGCACGACGGCAGCGACTGGAAGGTCGTCACCACGGCCTCGGCCTGGCGCCAGGTCGAGAAATTTCTGTGGCCAGAGATCCACAAGTGGTCCCGCATGGTGCTGTGGGACAAGGTCGGCCGGCAGCCGTTCACGCAGAATGAACTTTTACAACTGACGCTCAAGCTCAACACGGGGGCCGCGTTCGGGGTGGTTTCGGACAACCCGGCGCTGATCGAGGGGGCGCACGCTGACCACATCATGTATGTGTTCGACGAGTCCAAGACGATCCCGCCGGCGACGTTCGACGCTGCGGAGGGCGCCTTGACCGGCAGCCAGGGCAGCGAGGCGTATGCGGTCAGCATCTCCACTCCGGGCGATCCGGTGGGCCGTTTCTACGACATCCAGAAGCGCAAGCCGGGCTACGACGACTGGTGGGTGCGGCACGTCACCAAGGCCGAGTGCATTGCGGCTGGGCGCATGACCGAGGCCTGGTCGGAGCAGCGCAAGCAGCAGTGGGGCGAGGAGTCGGCCGTCTACAAGAACCGCGTCGAGGGCGAGTTTGCGAGCGCCGATGAAGATGGCGTGATCCCCCTGTCATGGATCGAAAAGGCCAACGAACGCTGGACCGACCTGAAGGGCCGGGTCGAGCGCGGCGAGGCCGAATGGGAGCCGTTCACCTGCGTAGGGGTCGACGTGGCCCGGTCGGGCGAGGACAAGACGGTGCTGGCGATTCGGCACGGCCAGGCGATCAAGGAGCTGCGCACGTTCGCCAAGGCCGACACGATGGAGACTGCCGGCCGGGTGTCCGGCATCCTGCGGGCGCACGGTGGGGCGGCGGTGATCGACGTGGTGGGCATCGGGGCCGGCGTGCTGGACCGGGTGCGGGAGCTGGGTCTGCAGACCGAGGCTTTCAATGCCGGCGAGCGCACGGCCTGGCTGGACCGTTCTGGCGAGCAGGGCTTCGTCGACAGCCGGGCGGCGGCCTGGTGGTGCCTGCGGGAGCTGCTGGATCCGGCCCACGGCGAGCAGGTGGCACTGCCACCCGACGACCGGCTGATCGGTGACCTGTCGGCGCCGAAGTGGCGCTCGATGTCCGGGGGCCGGGTGCGGGTGGAGTCGAAGGACGATATCCGCAAGCGGCTGGGGCGCTCGACGGACCACGCCGACGCGGTGGTGCAGGCTTTTTGGTACGGCGAGCAGAACGGCCCACCCATCCTGGTGGATAACCCGTGGTAGAACAGTGGAGCGATTCTTGTTCTATTTTGCCGAACACTTTCGCGGTTTACACTAAAAGAATATATTAATGGGGCAATTCGCGTAAGTGTTCGGCAAAAATCCGAACAGGTGTTGAAGATTTATTAGAACAGAGGCTGTTGGCAACCTTAAGAGCGAAAGAAGTCAAAGGGGCGCGCATGGGTGAGCAGATCGGGGTCATACACATCCTCTGCCAGGCAATCATCATAGCCGGCTTCGTCGTCGTCATAATAGTACTGTTCGCCGAAGAGGCGCGGTTGGCCCGGCATTTCGGTGATCGACCAGCCCGGATGGCGGCGCACCCGTTCGGCAGAGAGGCGCGGCCTGGGCGGGGCGTTGAGCGATGCGAGGCGCAGGGCGGCGTTATAGACACCGAAGTAAAGCGTGTGGCGGGCGTCGTCACGGATCGAGTTCTTGAAGTTGGGGTAATCGATCGCCAGGATGTTGGCGGCCAGCGTCTGGGCGACGGCAGTGCGGGCGACGTTGGCCCGGTAAGCGTAGTCGGCGTTGGGCGTATGGCTGACGGCGACTGCCGGAAATACGGCTTCGATGTCGCCGGCGACCCGGCTGCGCACGACGAGCGTTTTGGGCTGAGTGCGGTGGGCGACGATGCTAAGGGCGGCGTTGTTCAGGAAGATCCACATGGTTGAGTTGAGTCCTTTCGGGGGTAGTATGGGCGAGCGTTTCGGCAAAACGGTCGATGGCGATAATCAGGGCCTGCGTCTTGGTGTAGCCGGTCTCGGCGCAGATGCGGTCGAGCTGGGCCAGCGTGCGGTCGGGCAGGCGATAGGCGACGGACGTGCTCATGGTGCGCTCCTTGCGGGCCGGTGGTTAGCCGGCCCAGCGGGTTATTCGACTGCGTGCCCGCGTCGGATGTAGCGCGAGCCGTACACCATTCTTCCGGTCGGTGCTGGCTCGGTCATCATGGCGATGGCCTGCCCGTAAGATGTGTGGTCGTTCCACTCGGCGGCAAGGTCAAGGTCTGCCGGAAAGCTGGCGCAGTAAGGTACGATCCACTTTGAGCCTGTGCTGGTGCCCTGGACACGGCTCCAGGCGTCGACGATCCAGCCTGTTTTGGCGGCCCGAACGGTATAACCGCCAAAGCTCTGGTTTCGGGTGTAGGTCTGGGTGCTCTTGGGTGTCATGGTGGCGCTCCTTTGCTTTGATCTATACTTAGTATAGCACAGTTCTATACACTTGTCAAGGGGCAAAAATGGCGACATTTTGGGAGAAACTACAGCGGGCGGCCAAGGCGGCCGCGGCGGCCTGGCAGGGCACGACGCCGGGGGTGGGGGAGGCCCGGGCGAAGGATCTCGCCTTCATCGACGCGCTGACGCCGGCCCAGCGGGAGCGCCTTAAGAAGTACGACCTGCTGTGGGACTACTACCTGGGCAAGCAGAAAAAGCAGCTCAAGGTCGCCACCGGCCAGGCCGACGACAATGTGATCATCAACCACTCACGGCGCATCGTCAACCTGTCGTCGTTCTTCCTGTTCGGCAAGGAGGTGCGCTGGGAGCTGACC